GTCTGCCTGCAACAGCACCCGCTATCTGTACAGAACAGCGCGGCAGCAAACAGTTCTAGGGTCTCAATGACCCTAGACTGTTTAATCTTTTCGGGAAGCACAGTAGTATCTCTAATAAAATCTTTTCCGTACAGCAGTATGCCTATGCCCCAGTACTATCAATATAGGTTCTGACCTGCGGTTATAGTAATGTGATGTAAATCACCTGCCCAAAAGTGTTCGTTTTGGCTGTTTGAACGGATTAATATATAGTAGAGGCAATTTATTGCCGATACTATAGCAAGGGCTTCAGGCCCTTGCGTACAGACTGTATCTACTGTCTGTTACAAACTGAATATACAGGCTGTTTGTAGGCGGGTATTTTCTGCCCTGGGACGGGTACAGCAAAGGATATTAGATGACTTTTAGTAAGACTAACAACCCCCGCTCAGAGAAGATGGCTGCGGCCAAAGTTAAACTTTTGGCACTGGTTGCCGAGGGCATGGGTGCTCCGAGGGCTATGACCCAGTTAGGATACAAAGAAGATACCCTAAGAATCTGGCTATCACGGGATAAGAAGTTTGCCCGTGACCTAGAGGATGCTAAGGCTGATGCCAAAAATAAGTCCACCCTATCCCTGGGGGTAGCAAAGGATGAGATTTCCTTTTCTCAGTTCTCAGAGGTATTTCTAAACCAGAAGGTATTCCCACACCATCAGGACTGGATTGACCTACTAGAAGGCTATGAGCCTTCCTGGGTGCATGAGTCCATGATTTTTGAAGATGGCGACCAGAACCGATTATTAGTTAACGTACCACCAGAGCACGCCAAATCAACTGTAGTGACCGTTAACTATTCAACTTACCGTATCGCCCTCAATCCGAATGTGCGTATCATTGTGGTCAGTAAGACCCTTAATAAAGCACGAGAGTTCGTATATGCGATTAAGCAAAGACTGTCCCACCCACGCTGGATGAAACTACAGACAGCCTATGGACCAGAGGGCGGTTGGAAACAAGATGCTGATACCTGGAAGGTAGACACAGTTTACCTTGGGGGCGATGCGAGAGATTCCTCCGAGAAGGACCCAACTATCCAAGCACTTGGTATGGGTGGTCAGATTTACGGTGCACGTGCTGACCTGATTATCTTGGATGACTGTATTACTACCGCTAACGCCCATGAGTGGGATAAGCAGATTAACTGGTTACAAAAGGAAGTTATTACCCGTCTAGGTAAAAACGGCAAGTTATTGATTGTAGGGACACGAATTGCGGCGAATGATTTTTATAAAGAACTTCGTAATCCGAAGCATTGGTCTAATGGTAAGTGCCCATTTACTTACATGGCTATGCCTGCGGTATTGGAGTTTGGGGAAGAGCCAGAAGACTGGGTAACCCTTTGGCCTAAGTCTGACCATCCTTGGGATGGAGACGAGGACGAACTACCCGATGAGCAAGGGCTATATCCTAAGTGGGATGGGCCATCATTATTTAAACGCCGTGGCGAAGTAACTCCCAGTACTTGGGCTTTGGTTTATCAGCAGGAGGATGTCGAAGAAGATTCCATCTTCCCACCCGCACTGGTTCAGTCCTGTGTCAAGGGTATGCGTAAACGAGGTCCGCTAAAACCAGGCGCGGTGGGACATCCGACTCAGGTTGAAGGCTATACAGTTGTTGGCTTTGACCCTGCTATGGGAAGAGGACATGCTGCATTTGTAGCGATTACCTATAACCGAGTAGACGGAAAGATGTATGTGCTGGACTGTGAGAACATGTCCGAACCTACGCCTCAAAAAATTCGCGCCATGCTGGAAGAGTTTACTATTAAGTATCGTCCCAACGAGATTCGCGTTGAGATTAACGCTCACCAGAAAGCCTATGAGTTAGATACAGATTTGCGCGAATGGCTGTCACAATATGGAACTGCCCTAAAGCCACACTTTACACAGAAGAACAAGTGGGATGTAGGGCACGGTGTTGCATCTATGTCAACCATGATGGGCACTATGCACGATGGAACATTCCAAAAGAACAACACAATTGAATTTCCCTCATCCGATGGTTCAGAGGGAATTAAGGCTCTAATCCAACAACTCATAACTTGGAAGCCAGACACAAAGGGTAAGACCGACTGTGTAATGGCTATGTGGTTTGCGTATATTCGCTGTCGTGAGTTAATGCAACAAAGTACCGTGATTGCACGATACTCAGAAAACCGTTGGGCTACACGTGCTCAACTATCAAAACGCGGAACAGTAAACCTAGACGTTGCTCTCTCCGAGCAATGGCAAGAACAATACGGATAAGGAAAATAAAATGGCATCATCAGCAGATTCAGCGCGCGCAAAGGCAACTGCATCAACCGCACGTAACTCATCAGTAGCAAAGTCAAAGGCAGCAGACGCATCAGCAAAGGCATCAATGCCTAAGATGGTAAAGAACGTTGTATCACAGGCTACAATCAACAAGATTAAGACAGATGGTATGACAGCAGCACTTGCAAAGGTTGGCGCTGGAAAGGCTTCAGCGACATACACAGAAGGTGTAAAGCGTATGTACGGTGCTGCTCGCATTAACGCAGCAAAGAACAAGGGTGCAAATGCAGCCAAGTCAGGCCGCGCAAACTCACCTTACGGTTTCAGTGGAACAGGGAAGCCATCTAAGAATTCTGGCGGCGGACGTTCTTCATCAGCAAGATAATTTTTTTTAATCAACCTTAAGGAAGCAATATGCCAGTACCGTTAATTATCCCTGCAGTTGCATCACTTATTGCTAGAGCCGCTGTATCTACTGCTGTTAAAAGAGCAATAACCGCTGAGGCAGCAAAGGGGTTAACTAAGCGTCAGGTTGCTGAATTAATTGTTCGTAACGAGGCAACCGCTGCTAAGACTTTAGCAAGCAAGGGAATTAAGACAGGACCTAAACGATACGAGTATAGGGGTACTAAATACTCTGACCCTAAACTTGACGCTGCATATCGAGCATCACCCGAAGAAGGTTCTGTTGCAGCAATGGCAAAGCGTATGGCTGTACCAAATCCTGAAAAGGTAGCGAAGGCTGCGGCAGAAAGAGCCAAAATTGTTAGGGCTAAAAACCGAGCACAGACTGTAGCAAGAGAAGCAAAAAAGAAAGCATTAACTAGAACACCAGTTAGACTATCTGAACGCAAGCCAGCAGCAGGACCATTAACTAAAAAGGCTGCTCTTAGAGCAGAACGTAATCGCCGTGCCATACTTGCAATTTCTAAGTCTCCTGCAGCAAAGAAAAGAATTGCAGAACTTGCAGAACAACGTGGTTTAAATCCAGTTGATGCAGCCAAGGTTGCAGCGCGAGTACGACCGCCAAAAGGTTACAATCCTGTAAAGGTTTCTAAGCCAACTAAACGTGCTACAAGAGAAGTAGATACGTCTGTTAAGGTTAAAAAGCCAGCAACCAAAAGAACTCCTCAAGAAATTAAAGATGCTAAAGAGGCAGCAAGAAAACGCAGAATTACTGCCAATGCTAGAGGAAGAATTACTGGTAAAGATTCCGTAACTAAACGACCTGCTAGACCTTCTAGACAGAGTGGCCCAGAAGAAGCAGCAAGGTCTGCTCGAACACGCCGTGCTATTAATAAAAATAAAAATCGAGCAGATGAAATAGAAGCAGATGATGTTCCGCAAGGATATTGGGTTTCAGGAAAGAAAAAAGGCGACCCACGCGAATGGATTTCAACAGAAAAAGATGCAGGTTTAATGCCTGGTGGCGGTCGTGCTGGTAAAAGCCTTAACAAGCGAGAACCAGATAGAAGAAATCGAGACACCGAGGACGATAGAGGTCCAAAGGAAGAATTTAGTGCAATTAAAAAAGCATTTGCTGAATTACATAAAGAAGAAAAAGCATTAATGCGAGAAGCAGATGCACGTGGTATTCAAGGAATCCTTCGCGAGAAGGTTGTTAGCGGTGCTAATAGAAAACCCGCTGGTCCTAAAGATGCGCCGATTCGCAAATATGTTCCACCATCTCGTAAAATAGAAACGGCAAAAGCGCGTATTCGTTTACAACGCAAAAAGGAAATAGAAAATTTAAGAAAAGAAAAAGCAGAACTTAATAAGCGTTTAGTAAAAGCAAGAAGAAGGCTCACTCCAGAGCAAAGAAAAAACATTGATGAATACATTGCGCGAATAAGAAGGAATGCTAAATAATGCTAACTGATAAGCAGATTTTTGCACGTGTTGCGTCTTTAAAAGACCGCAACCGTGAACGTGATGGTCGTCATCAAGATGTAATGCTAGTTCGTCAAGGTCAGATTTCTAGTGTGTACCCTGATTTCTTTCCAGATGGTGTTCAGGCTAACGTAGTTGCTAACTTTGTTGACATTGTAGCCCGTGACTTATCTGAAGTTATGGCTCCATTACCAGCGGTTAACTGTTCTGTAGTTAGTCAGGTTAAAGACCGTGCTCGTAAAGCAGCAGACAATCGCACACGCATTGCTGCTAATTATCTTTATAACTCCGATTTGCAAGTCCAGATGTATACTGGTGCAGATTGGTATGTAACATTTGGGTTTGTCCCGTTCATCATTGAACTGGACACTGAAGCAAAGTTGCCGCGTATTCGCGTAGAAAGTCCTATCGGGGCTTATCCTGAGTTTGACCGCTACGGACGCTGCGTTGCTTTTGCTAAGCGTTATTCTATGCCACTGGCTGAACTGGTTTCTCAGTTCCCAGAGTATGCTAACGTTTTACTTGGTCGTGATGGTTACGACCAAAATATGAATGCTAGATTTGAAATTGTTCGTTACTACGACCAGTATCAATCTATCATTTACGTTCCAGAACGTCATGATTTAGTTATCTCCCGTGCCAAGAATCCTATTGGTAAGTTGATGGTTGTAGTCGCAAGACGACCAACCGTTGATGGCGAGATGCGTGGACAGTTTGATGATGTGCTCGGTATTCAGTTGCTTCGCAATAGATTCGCATTACTTGCGATGGAAGCAACAGAGAAGGCCGTTCAGTCACCACTAGTTGTTCCTGACGATGTGAACGAGTTTCAATTCGGTGGAGACGGAGTTATCCGTACTAAGAACCCAGCAGGTGTTCGCCGAGTTGAACTGCCAGTATCTGGCTCATTGTTTAATGAGCAAGCAGTTCTACAGAATGAACTGCGTACTGGTACACGCTATCCTGAATCACGTACTGGAAATGTTGATGCTTCAATCATTACTGGTCAAGGCGTTCAAGCCCTTATGGGTGGATTTGATACACAGGTTAAATCAGCGCAGGCTATCTTTGCATCTGCGTTAAAGACTGTTATCTCAATTTGCTTTGAAGTAGATGAGAAAATCTTTAACGAGCAAAAGGCTATTCGTGGTATTGATGCTGGTAGCCCGTATGCAATTGAGTATCTACCATCAAAGGACATTAAGGGAGACTACTCTGCTGATGTTCGTTATGGAATGTTGGCTGGTCTTAATCCAGCGCAGGGACTTATCTTTATGTTGCAGGCTCTTGGCGGTAAGTTAATCTCCAAGGACTTGGCACAACGTGAGTTACCATTCGGAGTTAACGTAACTCAAGAGCAGGAAAAAATTGAGGTTGAGGAAATGCGCAATGCGCTTATCTCATCTCTCAATGCTTCAGCGCAAGCAATTCCACAACTTATTGCTAATGGCGGAGACCCTACTTCAATTGTTAAGAAGATTGCAGAAGTTATCCGTATGCGCCAGAAGGGCACTCAGATTGAGGACGCAATCAATGACGTGTTCGCTCCAGAATTACCACCTGCTGGAGAAGCACCTATGGTTGAGCAACCGTCCCCTGCTCCCGCCGCGGCTCCAGCAGGTGGCGCTCCACCGCAGGGATTACAAAGTCTACTTTCCAGCCTAACAATGGGTGGAACAGCAAACGCTTCGGCAAGAACAGTAACTCAAAGATAACTAAGTAGGGGACAATGACAACAATCGTAGGCGTACAGAACGCAAATGGTTGCGTCATAGCATCTGATTCTCGTGTAGCAGAGGCTGGCAAGGTTTATACACATCCTAAAATGGTAAAGGCGATAGAACGTGGAAGTTACATTATTGGTGGTGCTGGTGACTATCGTGCTTTACAAGTGGTACTTCATGGATGGCAACCACCGCTTGTAAATGCAAAAGCAAGACAAAATCTTTATGAGTTTGTAATTAACAAAGTAGCACCATCTCTTAAGACAACATTGACTGAGGCTGGTATTGAGTTTAATAAGCCATCAGATAATGATGATAAGTTTGAATTACAACTTCTTATTGGTATCAATGGAAGTTTGTTTGAAATTGATAGCGACTTTGCAGTTGCTATGAATGACACTGGACTTTATGCAATTGGTTCTGGTGGAGACTATGCATTAGGTGCATTACATGCGGGGGCAACTATTATGAATGCAATGGAAATTGCAGCACTTAATAACAATGGAACTTCGGCTCCATTCTATGTGCTAGAACAAAAAGTTAATCGGAACGCAAAATGAGTGAGAAGTTCAGGGAGAAAATAGAGCAAGCATTAAGAGTTCTAATAGAGGAAGACCCTGAAGGGTTTAACTACGTCTGCGCTAACTGGCTAATAATTACAGAATGGGCAGACTATGATGGAACTCGTTACTTGCACACGGAAGTATCAGAGGCAATGACACCCTGGAATGCTTACGGGATGATGCGTATGGCTAAGGAATACAATAAAGATTCCTTTGGAACTCCGCCAGTAGATGAAGAAGATGAATTAATGGAAGATGAAGGAGATGAATAATGGCAGAACAAGGTGGTTATCGTGCCCCGTCTAATCCAGCAGCAGTATCAGGTCCTGGCGCTCTTTCTAAGCGCACTGACGGCGGACCAACACAACCTGCAAAATACATCTCAGGAATGCCATACGGACAAGGACAAGAAACCTACTCAAACCAAGTAGCAGCACCTATGGCTGGTAACAGTATGGGCGCTAGTGCAATGGGTGATTCAGGATTAGTTCAGATGGAAATGCCAACAGAATTGATGGCTCCTACTACTCGTCCAAACGAGGCTATCACATCTGGTATTGATAGTGGTGCTGGTCCAGGCTCAGAGGCACTACAACTACCACCACAAAGAGCATCCCTTGCCGCTACATTACAACAGTTAATTCAGTATGACCCAACTGGGGAAGCAGAACTTGCTTATCGTATGATTGTTGATAATGGAAGTATGGGTTAATGGCTCAACAACTTAACTACATTGTCGCAAAAACAAGCCCAAACATTTATGCCGCTGCTAAGCAGGCTAACCTTGACAAAACTCAAATCAATCAGATTGAGCAATACAGTTGGACTGTAGATAAAAATAAAACTTTATCACGTTTAAAGGTAGATGATGCTCGTAAAGAGTTTACAAGTTTAGATACCGATGTTCAAGAGATGCTTAAGTTTTTGTACCCTAATGCTGAGTACACAAAAGAAGCACCTGATGCCATAGATAATACTTTAAAGGTTGGCAAGATTGCCGTTACTGGTCTAGCAAGCCCACTTATTTATGGTTTTAAAGCCCTTGGTGCATGGAATCGCATTATCAATACGCCATACTTGGTAGCACGACAGGTTCAACAAGGTGAAGGACTGTTTAATAAAGAAACATTTACAGACGCTTGGGATGGGCGTAGGGTTTATGACAATGGTGCTTTGGCTACAGCAATTCAAAACCATGGTAGTGCTAAAGTTGAAGTAGCAAAAGGCTTACTTGCTGGCAAAACACCTGGCGAGATTATTAAAGCCTATGGACAAGTGGATGATGAACTACTTTCTGCTATTCAAGAAGCCTATAATGAAGAAGAAAAGTTTAAAACAGTACTTGATGATGTTAAGTATTCTCAATTTAGCCCTGGTCGTGATATTGCACGTGCAGTTTTTGGAACAAAACCAGGTGATGTAGACTGGCGTACACGTGCAGTTTCTGGAACTATTGACTTTATATATCAAATTGCAATTGACCCACTATCTTGGGCTACTGGTGGTACTAGTAAACTGGCTACCGCTGCATCTAAGGTTCCACTTTATGGTCGTTTTGTTAGGGCTGCCCAAAAAACTAATGGCGATTTCATGGTGGAGTCTATTCGCAAAAATGGTGGCTATGGAGTTGAGGAAACATTTAATAAGTTTCCAGATATTCGCCAGCACTGGGACAGCGAAATTGGTCCTGCTATTAAAAAATATTCTGATGCTAAAGGTGACTACGCAAAGGGTCAGGTATACCGTGAAATTGCAGGACAATATCAAGGTCATGCCAATCGTTCTTGGATAAGTCTTTTAGCCCGTAATAATATTGTAGATGCAGAATCTGCTATTCAGTATTTTGGCAGAGATGTAGATGCTGCTAAGAAATTAATGGCAGGTCGCGTAGATGGTATGCAGTATTACCGCAATGGTATTCCTACCTCACGCAATCAGCGCAGACAAGGTTCTGCTTTTGGTGCTAAGGTTAATGATTTCTTAAATCCTAAGTACAAAGAAGAAGAAGGCGATAAAGCCTGGGCTGCTCTTACTAAGGTCGGGCCAGAAGATGCCAACTATGTTTCTCCAGAAGTAAAAGAATTAGAAACTTTCTATAAGAATATTTCCCTTAAAGAAAAAGCAGCCCGTGCGATGAACAGAACGCCACAGAATCGTTCTATTCGTATTGGTGATAAAGCAATTGAAACTGCAGATGCATTCTACGATACAGTTCGATTGGTTTTGCCCGCTGATTTATCTGACATGGTTACACATAGGTTTGTTAACTCAACCGCGGATGTACAGGTACAGGTTTTGCGTAGTGTTTACACCGCAATCATGCAGAAGGCTGGCCTTGAGGGCCACCCTAATGGTAAAAAGTTAATTGATGAAACTTTAAAGGCTAAGTTTGGCGATGTAGAAGGTATGTCTATTGTAACCCAATTAGACATTCCCACCCATCTTGCTGGTAAAGTTAAAGGTGTTGGGTTAAAGGTTGTTGATGGCTTAGAGCATTACGAAACTAATGGTCTTATTCATCCATTCCAAGAAACTAATGCAATTGGAAACCTTGATTATCAGTTAATTGCACAGACCGCATATGAAGTTAAAACCAAAAAGAATCTTGTTATGGCTGTACAAGGCGCTTCGCAGCAAAAATTTGCATCTGAATTTGTAAACTTTTGGTCTGTACTTACATTGTTCCCACGTCTAGGTATGCGTTCTGCAATTGATGAGGGCGTAATGTTTATGCTTACCGCTCCTGCTAAAGACATCTTTGATGTTTTAAGAGGCAAGGGTGGTCGCATGGGTAAGGTTGCCACCGCTGCAACTGGCTCTAAAAGTACAGAAGGCTTTAAAGCAATACTCCGCTCAAAACTTGAGATGGATAATATTTCAGAATCTATTGATGTTCCTACACGTATTGTTATACGTCAAAAAATTGCTAAGAATAAAGGCATTTCAGAGGAACAGGTTAGAAATGTTGAACTAGCCCTTGCTACTGCACATCGTGCAAATGCACTATTTCCATCGAATAAACTTACTAAATTAGATGAAGAAGAATTAAATTACTTTATGCAGGCTCTATCTCTTCAGGGAAATGTTCTTGCTGGTTCTGCTGCCTCTATTGCAAGTAGTGCATCATTGAGTTCCCGTAATGCTACTGAAATTGCAGAGCAGTTAATTCCTTTGAGTAAGTATGATTTATTACTTAAAGAAACAGATATTGTTTCTGGAAGAAAAGGTACTGTAATAGATAGCCGTCAGATTGAAAAGTCTCAGGCTTTGGGAGAACATCCACTTGGTGTAGTTCACTTTGAAAACTGGGGTAAGCGCTTCTATGGAAACTCTCGTCCTCTTAAAAGTGTTACAGATGAGAAGCGTTTTTATAATCCAGTAAGTACATTCTTTGACAACAATGCCCTTAGAACAGAAAAAGATTTTGAGATTGCAGTAAATACTTTGCTTCGACAAGTTGGTATTGGAAGAAATAAGCCACTTGCCAATGTTGTTGGTAAAGAAACAATGGATGTACTAGATGGTCAATTTGCTTATGTAGTAGATGATGCAGATGCATTGGCTGACTTTTTAACTATGTCTAGTTTGCGCACCACTCAGTTGCGTCAGCAAGGTATATCTGACATTGACATTGCTCGCGACCAAGTTACTCGTGCACTACTAGATATGTATACTACATTTCACGGTAAAAGCAATAAGTTTAATGACAAACTATTGCGTTTAATTCGTACCAAATATAAAGAAATGGGCGATGGTGCTTCCTATGGCAAAGCGGCTCAGTCAGTTGATTTTGAAGACTTTGTTAAATTAACTAAGGGTATGCAGCCAGATGGCAAAATGTTTACCATGTTAGATGTTAATGGCGTTGGGGATACAGAGTCTGCAATAAAATTACTTGGTAATAACTTTATGCAAATCATGGACAATCAAGTTACTGGTCTTTTACGTCAACCAGTAGTTATGGTTAGTTACTTGCGTATCCGCAAGAATCTTGCTGGTTTAGAAAAGCAACACTATGATGACTTACTTTCTGCACAGATTAGAGAGTTCAAAGAAGAAGGCATTCGTCTTGATGGTATTAAGTACTACCAAAAAGATGGCACACCAATAACTTATCTAGATGATGCAAAAGAAAATATCAACGAAGTAGTTAATAAGAAGTTTACCGAACTTGCTATTCAAGATGCAGCAGATACTGTATTAAAGTTTGCTGATAACCCTAATGTTCGTTCTAACTTTGCTTTATCTGCTCGAAACGTAGGACGTTTTTATCGTGCTACCGAAGATTTTTGGCGCCGTATGTACCGCATGAAGGATGTAAAACTACGTGTTGCATACCGTATGCGCCTAGCGCATGTTGGCATGGATGCTAGTGGTGATGTCTATGAAGATGCTGATGGTCAACCATATGTAATGATGCCTATGGATGACATTATCTTTAAGACAGTTGATAGTGTAGTTCGTACCTTTGACCCTGAAGCAAATTCATTTAAGCAACCATTGTTTAATGACTTTACATTTAAACTATCTTTGGCTAATCCTTCCTTTAGCCCAGATGCTGGTCTTCCTACTTTGTCTGGTCCAATTGGTGCACTAAGTATTCTTACCATGAAGAAAATCCTTGGCCAAACTGGCTCAACAGGTAAGCGCATTGGAGAAGAATTAGATAACTATGCACTAGGTAGCATTGGAGACAATATAACTTTTGTTCGTGCAGTAGTTCCAGTATCGCTACAAAAGGTATATGCAATGCTTCCAGTAAATGAGAAGTCTCGCCAAGAGGCAACCGCTGCAATGCAGGCTATTGCTTTCAACGCTGCTGCAGGTAATGCTCCTGGCCCAGATTCTACTCCAGAAGAACGATACAAGTATCTAAAGAATATCCGTATCTCTGCACACAATGTAATGGTTATGCGTTCAGTCTTAGGGCTTGTATCTCCTTTTACTGCAACCACACAGGAAAGCAAGGATGTACCAGACTATCTACTTAACGTAGGTATTACAGGTCTTCGTCCTGAGTTTTATGACTTGGTTAATGGAATAACTCAACGCTATGGTGGAGATGTTCAGAATCCATACGATTTGGCTGTTGCCACATTTGTTGGGCAGAATCCAAATAAGATTATTTATACAGTATCTAGAGATAATAAAGAAACCAACGTAGTTATTAATAAGACTAAAGAAATGAAGAATTGGTATATTGATAACAAGAACCTAGTTGATACCTATGGAGAATCTGCGTTTATCTTTGCTCCACATACAGGAGATTTTGATGCATCAAGTTACGCATGGCTTGAGGCAGCAGGATATATTGAGAACAAAGACATAGAGCAGTACTACATGGATGTAATGGTTTCCCGTGATAAGCAGGCTTACTTTAATATCGCACGTGATGAGAAGGAAGAACTCTCTAAAACTTCAAGTATTACTGCACGTAAAGCAATTATTTCCGCATCAACGGCTCAACGAGCCAGCATGAAACTTGCTAACCCATTCCTTGAGGCTGCCATTACGGGTGGAGGAAATGAGATTGCAACCGAACAGAACATGTTTGTTAACATTGAAGCCATTCTAAAGAATGTTGACATTTCTATGGATGCTGGAACTAGAAGTAAGTTACTAATTCTGTCTAATCAGATTCGTGGTTTTATTAATATGTCTACTGACCCAAAGATGCGCGATATTGTTAACTTTTCGGATTTAAAGCGAGACCGTAAAGAAAATATTCAAGGATTAATTAATGAATTTATTGAAGGAGACCTAGTGGTTAAGGAAGCAAACAGGTCTGTGTTCCAAGCAATCCTTGACTACTACTCACGCGAGACATATTCAGCAGTTACGAAGGGTTACTAATGGCAGTCAGCGAACAAGATAAAGAGTTTCTTAAGTATGCAATTAAGAATCTTGAAAAAGGCGAAAAGACAGAAATTTCTAACAGCGATAGAAACTTTTTTCCTGGGTCAAAGTATATTACCAGTAAGCATAAAACCTGGGGCGACCTTTATGCTGATGCTACAAAACAGTTTAAATCCAAAGGTGGCACTGATTTAGAAATTGGCAAAATAAGATTTGGCTCTGACTATAAACCTACCGCACCCGCACCTATAGGACCAAGCGCTTCTGGTGGTTTAGTTACAGACCCATTAGGTAGCGCAATCAAGGAACAAAATCTTACAGTAAGTACGGACCTTCAGGGAAATACTACATTATTGGCTTTTACAAAAGACAAAAATGGTAAAATAACTCAAGACTTAGTAGAGCATTTTTTATATGTAGATACAATTACAGATGCTTATGGTAGAAAACAAAGCCGTGTTAATATCTCAGCAGATTATGATGAAATTGCAACTAAGGCTATTGCTAGTTATCAAACAAATCCTGGTGGTATTAACGCCTTGTTTGAATCTTTATACAATAAAAACCTTATTACAAAGGAAACCTATAACTCTAAAAACATATCTGACCCTGGCTTTAGAAAAGGTTTGCAGTATGCAATTAGACAGTATGGTGTATCTTCTGTTGATACTAGAAAGTTTGGCCAGAAATTAACAGTAGGTACTCTAGGAGAGTACTTATCTAGCAATGCACTAAATGGAACTAATACTGGTGGTAGTAAAACAATTACGGAAACACGCCGTCAAGAAACTACTCGCCCAGATTCAGATGAAGAAGCAAATAGATTTGCCATGGAAAACATTGGTCGCAATGCTACCAAGGCTGAAAAGGATGCTTACTTTGCAATGCTTAATGCTGCGGAAAAGAAAGCAGTTGTTAAGTCCACTGCAACTACTGGTGATACTTTACGTAGTGGTGTAGATAGCGGTTCCTTTATTGACTTAACTGACAAAACCTTAATGCTTGGCAAGGTATTTGCTGACTCTATTGCTGGCTCTGACATAGATACTATTGTTAAGTCTGGAGCAGGAGCAGCACAGGCTATCAATAGCATTAAAACTTACGCTCAAAAGTATGGTATTAATCTTTCAGATGAACAGGCAATGGGTTATGTAGTCAACAACCTAAAGACTGGCAAAGACTTGGCTTCTACTCAGGCTAAGATTCAAAAGTTATCAAAGATTAAATATGGAAACCTTGCAAACTTTATTGATGATGATACCTCTGTTGAGGATATTGCATCCGAGGCTATGTATAAAGTTTCTCAATTAACTGGAATTCCTTACAAGTCTTTATCGGTTAACAATTCTGTAGTTGCTAAGGCTCTTGCTAACAATGGTAAGCCTGGAGTTATGACAGATGCAGAGATTGATTACTTAGTTAAGACTGACCCAGAGACAAAAGGCCTATGGCTTAAGACTCCTAAAGCAATAGAAGAAGCAGCAGGATATGCAAATGGTATTCTACGTATGTTTGGATTGGGGGCATAATGGCAATTAATCCAGGAAGAATGATGGTTGATGGCGGTGGAGATACTGCTCCTACCCCAACACCTACTCCAACACAAACAAGTACAACAGCAGCACAGGCAGCAGCAGCGGCTGCAGCGGCAAAAGCAGTAGCAGACGCACAGGCGGCTGCGGCACAAAAGGCTATTGAAGATGCTAAAACTGCAGCAGCAGCACAGGCTGCTATTAATGCAGCAAACGCTGCGGCAGCAGCGCAAGCGGCTGCACAGGCTCAGGCTCAGGCTGCTGCACAAGCAGCAGCAGCAAAAACCGCAGCGGATAAAGCAGCAGCAGATAAAGCAATTGCAGATGCAAAAGCAGCATCAGATGCGGCAGCAGCAGATGCTAAGGCTCAAGCGGACGCAGCAGCCACAGCAGCAGCGGCAAAGACCGCTGCAGCACAGGCTGCAGCATTAAAGCAAGCAACAGAACAAGCAGCAGCATATCAAGCATTTAAAGCAAAAGAAGCAGCAGATTTAGCAGCATCAAAAACAGCAACACCCGCAGCAACATCTACGGCAACAGGAGCAACAGGTGCAACTAAAACAATTATTAATCCAAGTCCTCTTGCAGCGCAGGAAAGCGGAGCAATTGGTGCAGCATCTATTGCGTCACAGATGCCTGCAACCAAGGCTGATGCTTATGCAGCATATCTAGCAAATCCTATTACTAGTCAGTACGACCCACGAATTACGGAAAATGCCACAAGAACAGATAGTGCTGGTAATGCAGTAGCATACAATCCAGAGATGGCTGCTGCTGGTATGACAGCAAATCCATATGCTACAGGCGCTACAGGTACTCCTATGGGAACGGGCAACACAGGTAATACTGGCAACACAGGTAATACTGGTGGTAACACAGGCGCAACTGGAGCAACTGGATATAAACCTTCTATGGAAACAATGGATGCCTTTGCTGTTCTTGAGGCTGCATTTAGAGATGCTGGTATAACTGACCCAACATTCTTAAAAGAACTACAAGATTATATGACTTTAGGTTACGGCCCAGAACGTGCTGCTTTAGCATTACGTAAAACTAAAGCGTATGAAACTAGATTTGCTGGTAATGAAAAGCGCCGTCTTGCTGGACTTAATGTCCTATCAGAGGGTGAATACCTACAACTAGAAAACTCATATAAAGAAACTTTACGCGCATATGGTCAGCAGAACTTCTTTGGTACAGGTGCTGCAGCCCAGGCTAAGATGGCAGAACTTATTGGTAATGACATTGCCGCTACAGAGTTTAAAGATAGAATTGATACTGTAGTAACACGTGTTAATTTAGCAGACCCTACAATTAAATCTACTCTTAAGTCTTTCTACAATATTGGCGATGAAGATTTAATTGCATACTTTCTTAGTCCTAAAGAAAATCTACCTATGTTGCAGCAAAAGGTTACTGCTGCCGAGATTGGTTCTGCAGCACTGGCACAAAAGGGTCTTACTACAAATGTAGCATCTGCCACAGCCCTTGCTCAAATGGGTATTACTAAGCAACAAGCACAAGAAGGTTATCAAGATATTGCTGCAGTACTTCCTGAGTCTACAAAACTCGGTCAGATTTATAAAGAAGAAGGCATTAACTATAACCAGGTTACAGGAGAAGAAGAAGTTTTTAAGGGTCTTGATTCAGCAAGACGCAAGCGCTTACGACTAGCCGAAAAAGAAGTTGCCTCATTTAGTGGTTCAGCAGGAACAGGCAAAGACTCACTAAGTAGAACAACTAAAGGCATACTATAAGAATCCCTAGACGGACACACCAGCCCCGTCAGGCGTAAAAGTCTGGTAGCAGAAGCCAACTAAGTATCCCCTTATGTGGTTGTGGTCTGCGCTAACTACTAATGAAGGGTGATGTTGCATGAGCAACGAACAATACTGGGAAGATGACAATCTAGAGAACGACAATTTAAATCGTTCTCACTCGTATGACGACAATGGTATCGCTAACCTGCGTAAAGCCAAACGAGCAGATGAAAAGCGTATCAAGGAACTTGAAGAACAACTAGCGAAGTTCTCTCGTGAAACCAATGAACGCACTGTCAAAGAAATCCTAGAATCAAAAGGAGTCAATACTAAGGCTGCCCGTCTTGTCCTAAAGGACTTAGATGCCATTGATGCAGAGTCAGTTAATAACTGGCTGTTAGAAAATGGCGACTTAATTGGGTACACGCCTAGTGAAGAAAAATCAGTTGATAGAGAGAACCTACGTGCTTTACAGCAACAGGATTCTGTTACTCAAACGGCTGATACTCCCGCTTATTCAGAAGACATTGAGCGATTAATTGCAAATGCCTCATCTGAGGAAGAAATTATATCCATTCTCAGCGGTCAATAAAAACCGCATACTAACCAGAAAGGAGGCATCGCCAAATGGCCGATGTCTTTTCAACTTCAACCTCTGGGTTAGGTTCCAATCTTGTAACTATGGCGTATGACAAGTTGATTGAACTCAACTTGCGTTCAACACCACAGTTCCGCGCAATTGCGGACAAGAAGATTGGAAGCAAAACCCACGATGGTTCTTCAATCCGTTTCCAGTTTCACAACGATATTGCTGACACCACAATTGCTGGTGCAACACTTGATGAAACTGTAGACCCAGATGCAGTAGCACTACCAGCAACTACAACACTAGATGTCGCACAGACAGAACTAGGTCGCGTAGTACTTCCAACACGCAAGTTGTCACTTATGTCACTTGCTGATGTTGACCCATGGATTGCTAACGCAGTCGCATTCAACATGGCAACTACACTAGACAATGGTGTTGCTGCTATTCTTGATGCAGGTACAAACGTCATCCGCGAATCCGCTGGTGCACTTTCAACAACTGCTGCTAAGTCAACAATTGTAGCAACAGACACATTCAAGGGCCGCGATGTTCGTTTTGCTGTAACAAAGTTACGCGCTTCAAACGTTGTCCCACGTGGCGGAATGTATGTTTCATACATCCACCCAGAAGTTTCACACGACCTACGCACAGAGACAGGTAACAACATCTGGCGTACACCACATGAGTACCAAAATGCTGGTCCACTATTTGCTGGTGAACTAGGCGCATGGGAAGGTGTCCGTTTTATCGAGACACCACGCATGACTAACTCAATCTCAGGTGGTGCTCTAACAGCACTTGCTACTGCTTCTGCAGTAAGCGGTGCTTCAGGTGCATTCACAATCGTTGCAGCAAATGCTGCATTCGGTGGTCTTGCTGAGGTAGGAGATGCAATCTCTGGTACTAACGTAGGTTCAGGTGCTTTGATTACAGCAATTGAAGTTGGTGCAACAAACACTACATTCACAGTGTCTGTTGCTAACTCAGGAACTGTTGGAACAAACACACTTACAGTTACTCCAAAGGCACGTGTTTACAACACTTACGTACTAGGACAGCAAGCACTTGCTGAAGCAGTATGGAAGGAACCAAGCATTGAGTTTGGTAACGTTGTAGACAAGTTGAACCGTTTCCGCCCAGTCGGCTGGCACGGTATCATCAACTGGTCTGTATTCCGTCAAGATGCGCTATACCGCATTGAAACTGCTTCATCAGTTCGTCCATAATCTAAGTAATTAGATGGGTGGGGCAGGGGGAAACCCCTGCTCTATCCATAAAACGGCTTAGGAGGCTATATGACATTCAAATTCACAACACCCACAGTAAGCGAAGGCCCTGCGGGTGAGGGTCGCTTATTCAGCCGTTTCAGGCTTGTAAGAGGCGTCACAGTCTTGAAGATAGACGGAGTTTACTATGAAACCCGTTTTCCTTCAAGTGAAGAGATCGCAGAGGCAGATGCTGCCTATATCGGGGGATATTCATATGAAGTTAGCGCAGGAGAGAAAGCAAGCCTTGAGGCAGCTGGTTACACGGTGGAAACAATATGAGGCATAGAAAAGATCATCCAGAGGATGTCGAAGGTTGCTTTGGATGCAAAATTCTAGGACTACAGATGAATTCAGGAGATGCTTCATCTCAGAAGCAGACAAGTAACAAAAAGTGGGACGGCGAGTTAGAAGCCTATCGTGCAGCACGTGCCGAGGGGATTCAACCTGCTGGAACAACTATCAAGAAGATTCAAGAAGCACGTCGTGCCTCTGATGTCATGGGTAAGGCATTTGATGCTAGCACCATGGGTAACAGCAAGATAATACAAAAAAATACAGTCGCTAAACTCAAAGAAGTAGGAGCAATATAATGCCAAAAGTAGGAATGAAGGAATTTGCTTATACAGCAAAAGGTATGGCTATGGCTAAGGCCGAAGCCAAAAAGACTGGCAAGCCAATGAAGAAGGCTGCTGCTAAAAAGACTGCTAAGAAAACTGCTAAGAAGCCAACAAAGCGCGGACTATTTGGTGGTATGTACTAATGGCTAAAAAAACATCATATTTAGATAACTTGGCTAAAGAACTCGGACAGACAGCAAGCGCATGGAAAAAAGCATTTAATCAGAGTGCCGATATTTATCCAGGCGCTGATGCTCGTGCTTACGCGGCTAACAAGAATTATGACGCACAAAAGGGACAAGTCCTTGGTGCGCTATTACAGGGTCGTCGTTATGACGATAAGACTGGCAAGCAAATTAAGGCCAAGAAGAAGTAATGAAAAAGAAAGCGTTTTGGGATAAACCAAATCCTAAAAAGAAATCGACACCCTTAACGCCAGCACAGAAGGCTAAGGCTAAGGCACGTGCTAAAGCAGCAGGTCGCCCTTATCCAAATCTAGTTGACAATGCAGCAGCAAGGAAAAAGAAGTGAAAGACTCAAGATTAACTCGGGCAGGAGTATCAGGTTATAACAAGCCTAAGCGGACTCCAAGTCACCCAAAGAAATCACATGTAGTTGTAGCCAAAGAAGGATCTACTATTAAGTTGATTCGTTTTGGTCAACAAGGTGTAACTGGTGATAGGAAGCCAACAGCAAGACAAGCATCATTCAAGGCAAGACATGCTAAGAATATATCCAAAGGAAAAATGAGCGCCGCATATTGGGCAGATAAGGTAAAATGGTAAATAAAATGGCAATAAGAGCAAATCAAATCGAAGGCGGCGGCCCAAAGAAGAAGGTCGCAAAACTTCCAGCAGGAAAACTTCCTAAAGGTGGAGGAAAAGGCATGTCAGGCGACGCCCTAGTTGGCAACGTTAGACAGTCTACAATTAATGATATTAAAAGAATGGGCATGACAAATGCTCTAAAACTTGCAGGAGTAAATGGTTCAACAGCAGGTGGTGCTGCTCGTGAGTTCCAAGAAGGTGTACGCCGTATGTATGGCGCTGATCGTCTTGCTGCAGCAAAGGCTAAGTACGGCCCAACAGGGACTATGGCAACTGCTAAAAAGAATGAAAAGGGCCGTCCTGGTTCAAAGTTTAAGTAATTCGTACACTAATTAAGGAGTAACACATGGCAGTCGGGCTAGATAAGGTGGAATGGTAATGACAACAACTTATGCTAATATGGTAGATGAGGTTATCCTCAATCTATCTGGCTATACGTTAAGGCAAGACCGCACTACTCACTTGACTCAAGATGTTACCAGTACTGGGTTGACTCTTAACTTTGGTAGCGTTGAAAATATTGGCAAAGGTTCTATCGAAATTGAAGATGAGTTAATCTGGCTAGATAGTTATGACCGTGTTGGCTCTACCGCTACAATAGCCCCGTACGGTAGAGGCTACAACGGCACTACTCCTGCTGTTCATGTGACCAACACAAAAGTAACAGTTGCTCCAACATTTCCTCGTGCTTCTGTAAAGCGTGCTATCAACGATACTATTGACGCAGTATTTCCAACACTTTATGGTGTTGGCGTACATACATTTACATACAATTCAGTAAAGACAGCATACTCAGTTCCTGCTGAGGTTGAAACTATTTTATACGTGTCATATAAAACAATAGGCCCGACAGAAGAATGGTTACCAGTTAAAGGATGGCGTCATGATCCTCTTGCAAACTCTACTTCATTTACAACCGGTAATACTGTTTCAATCTATGATCGCATTGAAGCTGGTCGTACAGTTCAAATTTATTACACTAAGAAACCTTCTACATTAACAGGTCAAGCAAGTTCTGCTGTGTTTGAAACTGTCACCGGACTTCCTTCATCTGCTAGAGATGTAATCATCTATGGTGCTGCTTATCGTTTAGCGTCATTCATTGACCCAGGTCGTCTTAATTATTCTTCTGCGGAAGCAGATCAAGCAGACAGCAAGATTCAATATGGCTCTGGTGCTTCTACAACCCGATTCTTACTTGCTCTATACCAGCAACGCCTTAACGAAGAAAGCAAAAAACTTCGTGATGTTTATCCAATCCGCGTCCATTACACGAGGTACTAATAAATGACAACTCGCAAATACCTGTCCACTTCCCAAGAAACCACACTTACTGCTCCACTTAATTCGTCAGCATCAAGTATGGTTCTCAATAGCGCATCCGCATTGTTAGGTTCAGTCACGCCTGCTGTGGGTGAAACCTTTACGGTAGTTATTGATCCAGATACTGCACTTGAAGAAATTGTAGATATTATTTACCCTAGTGCTCCTGGCACTAACACAGTAACTATTACCCGTAATATTGATGGCTCTACTGGCCAAGCACACTCTGCTGGTGCTCGTGTTCGTCATATGGCTATTGGTCGTGACTTTCGTGAAGCCAACACCCACATCGAAGCAACAACAGGACACGGTGCTACTGGTGCTGTAGTTGGTACAACCAACACTCAGACTTTAACTAACAAGACTTTAACTAGTCCAACCATTACTGGCACTGGTGCTATCGCAGGAACCTTTACTGGTAACCTAACAGGTAACGTAACTGGTAACGTATCAGGAACATCTGGTTCTACTACTGGCAATGCAGCAACAGTAACTAATGGTGTCTATACAACTGACACTGGCACAGTTACTTCAACTATGATTGCTAATGATACAATTGTAAATGCTGATGTTAACTCTGCTGCCGCAATTGCTTACAGCAAATTAAATCTTACTGGTGCTGTCGTAAATGCGGATATAACAAACGACACAATTACAAATGCAAAGATTAACACTGCTGCTGCAATTGACTGGACAAAACTAGGAATATCATCAACAGTTTCAGCAACTGAAATTGGATATGTTGATGGTGTAACTTCTGCTATTCAGACTCAGTTAGATTCTAAATTAGCAACCGCTACAGCAGCAAGCACATATGCTCCGTTAGCAAGCCCAGCACTGACTGGAACACCTACTGCTCCAACTGCTACTGCTGGTACCAATACTACTCAAGTGGCAACTACAGCATATGTTGGCACAGCAATTTCTAATCTAGTCGCTGGTGCTCCTGCAACTCTTGATACTCTTGATGAGATTGCTGCTGCTATTGCTGACACAGGAAACTTCTCTGACACAGTAGTATTAAAGTCTGGTAGCACAATGTCAGGCGCACTTGCTATGGGAACCAACAAGATTACTGGTCTTGGTGAACCTACAAATGCTCAAGATGCTGCTACTAAGAACTATATTGATACAGCATCAATTGCTCCTAGCAACTTAACTGGTCCAATTACTTCTGTTGGCTCAGCAACTAGCGTTGCAGCCCAAACTGGTACTGGTTCTACATTTGTAATGAATACTAGCCCGACACTTGTTACTCCTGTGTTGGGTGTGGCTACAGCAACATCTGTTAACGGAACAACGATACCAACATCTAAGACTCTAGTAGTTACTACAGATAAATTATCAGCACTTGCTGCTACAACATCTGCTGAATTAGCAGGAGTTGTGTCAGATGAGACTGGTACTGGTGCGTTAGTATTTGGAACTTCGCCAACGCTTACAACTCCTATACTTGGTTCTGCTACTGGAACTAGCCTTGCACTTACAGTTACCTCTGGCACAACAGTTCCGCTTACTGTTCAAAACAACGGTACTGGTAACTCATTTGTAGTTAACGATGTTGCTTCTGATACAACTCCATTTATTGTTGATGCCGATGGTAATATTGGTATTGGAACAAATACTCCAATTTACAAAGTAGATATTATTGGCGCCACTGTTGGTGGCACGGCAACTAATGAGTCATTACTTTCAAGAATCACTGCTAGTGCTACTGGTAACAATGTATTTGAAAAAACATCTCTATACAGACATACCACTGGTGCCGACTGGACTGGTACTTCTGTTAAGAAACAAATGTTTGTTGATTCAACTCCAATGGCTTATATTGAATACAGCCCATTAGGTTTATCTCAAGGTATTGCAATTGGTGCAGGTGCTTCTAATCGCATAACAGTTGCCAGTGATGGTGCTGTAAACATTCTATTGGCTCAAAGTGCGCAAACTGCTTCTTATACTATAGGTATAGCAGATGCTGGAAAACTCGTAGAAATGTCTAATGCTTCTGCTAACAATCTTACAGTCCCACCTAACTCAACT